CTTTACAAGCGTGGACATATGACCGCGGACAAAGACAGACTTGCTACAGACATACAACAGGCTATTGCAGAAGTTGCTGCTGATAAAGAACTTATGAAAGTCAAGAGTTTGTCACGTCACAACCCGCAAAAAGTTGCTCAGATACTTTACTGGTATAGTATTGGCAAGAGTCAGACATATATTGTAGAGAAGCAAAAGATACCTAGAAATACTGTCATACAGGTATTGGTTGACTACGCTGATCACTTGGGCAAGTTGCGAGAGGTTGCGGGCAAGATTGCGGCCCGTAACTATATGAACCTCAGCAGTTTAGAAGAAGACTTGGTGGACAAGGTGCGTGACAGAATGGAGAATGATCCAGAGATGTCGGTAAGCTTTCGGGACATCAAAGAGTTGTCTATAGCCAAGAGTAATGCATTCAGAGAGACTATGACATCTAGGGGCGAGGCTACCCAGATCACAGAAGAGCGTAAGGTGGTTACGCAAGAGGACTACGAGGACACTATCAAGGCAGCCAAGAAGAGATTACAAGATATGAAAAGAGTTGACCAACCGGAGATAATAGAAGACAGCGATGATTGACAGTGATTACGATGACCTCTTTGACCGCATCCGTGGCAACCTAGGCGAGCATTTTAACAACTATATGTTTATAGTTATGGATGACGATGGGGACTTGTTTTACGATTATACTAACCATAGAGTAGGGCGTATGCTTGTAAAGGAGACCCAGATAGATATGGATCAAGAAATAGATTCCGTAGAGATAGTATGGGATACAGAAGAGGAAGAAGAATCAGAAGATGGAGTTGACGTTTAGCAAGCATCCCTACCTAGAAGCACCTACAGACGAGGAGATACTGCTTTTGGCAGAGCACGACCCTAAGCTATTGGAGCAGTTGTATAATGCCCACGAGGGCCGTATAAAGGCCTCTGTGGATGATCCTGTGAGGTATGGCTTTGACTTAGATGGCTGGGAACGTATGAGTAATGCTTTAGATAAATACAATGAATGCTTAGTTCTAGGTGGTAATAGAAGTGGCAAGACTACTGGCTGTGCTAAGATAATTATGAAAGCAGTGATGGAGAACACTGACGGTCATATCGTATGCTTCAGTCAAAACGCCGATACATCTATTAAAGTACAGCAGTCCGCTGTATGGGAGATGATGCCCCGTGAGTTTCGTAAGAAAACAAAAAGTATCGAAGGTTATATAAATTATTCTATGCAAAATGGTTTTACTGGTAGTAGCTTTATTTTTCCAGATACTAGAACTAGAGTTGATTTTAAAACTTACACTCAGTTCAGCAATAATCAAACTATCTTGGAGGGATTTGAATTTGGGTTCAAGAGACCGGACAAACTAAACTTAGGCGCTTGGTTAGACGAGTACTTAGGAGATGCTACATTAGTAAATACTTTGAGGTTTAGATTAGCGACAAGAGATGCTAAGATGGTCATAGGTTTTACACCGATTGATGGATATACACCTTTTATCAGCGAGTATTTGAAGGGCGCTGAAACAACACAAACCAGAAGTGCGCAGCTTTTGAAAGATAGACAAGTACCTATAGAGCAGTACAGTCCGGATAGAGATGCTGGAGTAGTGTATCTACATTCTGATGAGAATCCTTTTGGGGGCTATGATAGAATAGCAAAAGACCTCAGAGGCCGACCAGAGGATGAGATACTGGTGCGGGCATATGGAGTGCCTGTTAAGTCTATGACATCGCTGTTACCTTTATTCAACACTGAGCTAAATGTATTATCTGAAATACCAAATAAAAGAGGAAGAACCTTCCCGGACATATCTGATAAGTCCAACTACTCTTGTTATATGGTGGTCGACCCCGCCGGCGCTAGAAACTATGTTGCGATATGGGCGGGAGTGGATAGAGACGGTAAGGTCTATATTCGTAGAGAGTGGCCCGATCGTGATACATATGGCGAATGGGCAGTTTTTGGGGATCCAAAGTGGAGGTATGGACCAGCATCAAAAAAGATAGGACTCAATGTAGAGGGCTATGTAGAGCTCTTCAAGGAGATAGAAGAAGAGTTAGAAATCAAAGTGGTAGAGCGAATAGGTGACTCTAGATACTTTGCTAGAGAGAATGAAAACAATGACGATTTATTTACAGCGTTCTATGATCACGGTATGCATTTTTATCCTAGTGATGGTAGACAAGAGGAGCTAGGTATAAGTGCATTAGATGAGTGGTTTAGTTATAATCCTAATGTAGAGATAGATGACGCAAACCAACCAATGTGTTATGTACATAGTGATTGCGGAAACCTAATAGATTCTTTAATTAACTATAACTCAAGCGGAAAGTCTGACGAACCCCTCAAGGACTTCTTCGATGTAATTAGATATCTAAGGATGTCTAACTCCGGAGAAGGGCCAGATCATATTGATGCGAGGAGTTTACTAACAACAACAAAAACAAAAGGAGGCTACTAATGGCCAAAAAAAGACTAACAGAAATAACAGAAGAATATGGCATTCCGTTTGAGGAAGGCTTGGACATAACGTTCAAAGAACTAGAAGAAGAGATGGTATCTGGAAAAGGTAGAAACACTTGGATAGACGAAGACGGTCAAAGAATACTGGATGAGTTTATTTCAATGCCTGTTTTATACAGAGGTCAGATACTTTCACAAGCGTTAAATCCTAATTATGTGATGGTTTACTTGAAAGAACAAGTAAAGAAAGTCAAGGTTAAGATACCCAGAAGAATGCAGGGTAGACTAACAAAAGGTAAGCTGATATACTTTGAGGCAGACAACAGTGGGTTCGAGCCTAAATACAATTGGGTAAAAACACCACAAAGAACTTAATGAGGTTGATAGCTATGATATTATATTAAATAAACTATGCAAAGTGACTCAATCTCAGAAGCTCTTACATACGTAGGTAAAGAGCCCGATATCAAAACATTGTGTTATGCGTACGATCAAACTGTAACAGAGCTTGAAGCTTACTTTGATTTGTGCCGCAATAGCTATGATGACCGCAGAAATATGTGGCCAGGCAAGAGCCGTGACCACAGAAAGCACGGGGCTGATGCTTTTCCTTGGGAGGGTGCTGCCGATATGGAGGCGCATACTATAGATGAGCGTATCACTCGATTAGTTGCGTTATTCATATCTTCATTAAATCGTGCTAATATTCGTGCATTTCCAGTAGAAAGTGGGGACCTTGCTCGTAGTAAACTAGTATCTAGTTTTTTAAAGTGGATGGTATCCAGTGGATACATACCAAGATTCAAGAAAGAAATGGAACTAGGAGCGAACTATTTACTTGAGAGAGGTATTCTGATTACATATGTAGGTTGGTTACGAGAGGATAGAACTTATTTGCAAAGTTTGACGCTTGAGCAAATAGCAGCAGTAAACCCAATAGTTGCAGAAGCTATACTAGAAGGAGACAATGACTCTGACTTAGTAGGGTTAATGTTGAACTCGTTTCCGGGCTTGTTAGAAAAAAGAGCTAAGAAAGCCATCAAGGATCTTAGAAAAAAAGGCGAAGCAGAGTTACCAATAGTAAGAAGACAAGTTAACGCACCCGAAGTAAAAACACTAGCACCAGATGGTGATTTCTTTTTCCCTCCGTATGTTACTGATCCACAAAGAGCACCGTACTGTTTTTGGCGTACTTATTACACAGCACAAGAATTACAGAACAAAGTAATAACTGATGGTTGGGATGCTGACTTTGTAGACTACGTTATTGAGCACTACAGAGGCGTAAACATAGATAGTTTAGAAAGAGAACAAGAGGGCCGTAGAAGTATATCATTAACAGACAATGCATACGAAGCTAATGAACTCATAGAGATTGTGTACGGATATCAAAGATTGATTGATCCAGAAGATGGATCAGAAGGTATCTATTGTACAGTCTTTCATAAAGAATTTAATGGTAATGAGCAATCACCAGGATTTGCTAAGTTTGAGTTACTGAATGGATACGAAGATTATCCCGTAGTAGTAAGTAAACTATCTGAAGATAGTAAACGATTATATGATACTCAAACAATACCAGATGTATTGAGAGGTATACAAAATCAAGTAAAAGTAGAAAGAGATTCTAGAATTGATAGAAACAGTATTGCTACATTACCTCCGATTTTACATCCAGTAGGGCAAGCACCTACAGATTGGGGTCCAGGCAGGATGATACCATACAGACGTAAGGGTGATCTTGATTTTGCCCCTACACCTCCACCGCCTACAGGTTCTATAGAAATGGAAAGAACTATGGAAGATCAAGCGGATAGATTATGTGGATTAGATGAAACATCTGCTATTAGCCAAATCCGTAAACAATTTTTAGTTGATAAATTTTTACAACACTCAGCAGAAGTATTGCAAATGTGTTACAGATGTTACCAAAGATTTGGACCGGAGTCTACATTTTTTAGAGTCACAGGATCTCCAGACCCACAAGTATTTGATAGGGGCGATCCAGATGAAAACTTTGATATAATAATAAATTATGATGTTCTTAACAATGACCCACAGACTCAAGAGAGTAAACTCCAACAAATGGTTTCACTTACGCAATTGGATCGTAACGGTCGAATTGATGTTAACAGTCTTCTCGACAGTGCTGCTTTTGCTGTTGATCCGGTTCTTGCGGATAGTGTACTTCAACCCGTTGAAGCGGCTCAAGAGCAAGTGGTTAAACAAGTAACTGATGATTTATCTAAGATTTTTGCAGGTATTGAAATGCCAGCTAGACCTAATGGTGCACAGATCGCGTTACAGATTATACAGCAGTATGCTGCTCAGCCAGATGTTGCTAATCGCTTGCAGTCCGATGAAGCCTTTGCCGCTAGAATCGAAAAGTACGCTGGACAATATACATTCCAAATGCAACAAATGCAGAATGCTCAAATCGGAAGAGTTGGTACAGAACCAGCACAGATGGGAGATATTCAAACACAAGGAATGTGATATGAGTCTTCTTGATAAGTTGTTAGGTAGAACTAAAAATACTGCAATGCCGGTAGATTTACCACCCGTTGAATTTATTCGTATAGGATCAGATAGCAAACCTGTTGTGGAAGACATACAGAATAGAATACTTGGAAGTAATCAAAACGAAAGCGGAGTTACAGTTTTACCAGATCTTATTAGATCAAGAAGTGAAACAGAAACTCCAGAGGCACAGTACGCCCAAATTAAAGTTTTAAATCCAAAACAGGGTAGAAATAATATATTTGGCACTTTAGAAGAAATCAACAAAAATGCACAACTTGCATCACAGGGTTACACTGATGCTTTGATCAACAAACCAGAAAAAAACATTCAACTTTTGATTCCTGTACTTTTAGGTCACGGAAATACAGAAGCACCAAGCTTTAGGCTAGACGAAAAACAAAGAGATGCATCTGGAAACCCAATTCCAGGAAGAGCAGATGGGCCTCTTGGTTTTGATTTTCATAAAAAATATTTCGATAAATTTTTAGATGCCAGAGGCACAGATAGAAGTTATGAAGAATATGCTAATTATATTTATGATATACTTTATGGAAAGCAAATGGAAAAAATAGAGGGTAAACCAATTCTTAACAGAAATGCTAAAAAAGCAATCGTAGATGCAATAGAGACTGGTGATTTGGAAAAAATTAGTGACGCTATGTTTAAAGGATTTTTTGCTCCTGCCGATCAAAGTGAGGAGAAAAGGAAAGAAAGGTATGAAGATACCTTAATGTTCAAAAATCAATTACCTTTTTAATTTATGAGTAACAAAAGAATACCACGAAAAACAAAAAGTGGTAAGATTAGACCAAAAGATAAACACTCTGATCTTTACACAGATGAAAATCCTAAGGGTACAATCAAAGGATTAGGATTTAAGGATTTGACAACAGCACGTCAAAGTGTTTCTAA